CAAGTGAGCGTCGGAACTCTGCCCGCTGCGACTCACGCATTTCGGCCAGGTCCGTCTCGCCGTCGTCGAGATCATCTGCTGTGCGCCACGCATACGCCCACGAATACATATCCTCGATACGTTCGATCGTCGGTGCGTAGTCGTCAGTCATCGCTTGCCTCGATCTCGTACTTGGTGGCGAGTTGGACGGTGGGGCAGTCCTCGTATGCACCGTTGTATCCGCAGATGCAATTTGGTTGCTCTTCGGGGTGATCGTGACCCCAGTCGGACCAGTCTGGCCGATGCAACGCCAGCACGTCCCGCGCGAACGCGGCATAGGCGGGCAGTTCGGTGCTCGACGCCGCGATGAAGTCGGCGGCTACTTTGCTCTGAGTGTCGATGGTGTGCCGCTCGTCGTCGTCCGGGCCGATGGCGTAGAACTCAATCTTCCCGTCGTCTCCAAACACATGCGGGAACACGGTCCACGGAAGCACACCCGCCGCCTCACACACGGCGAGCGTCTTGGTTGGGTCGCTCATCGTGTGGCCGCCGCGAGCACGGTGCCGATGCCGAGCAGCACGAACACGACGTACTGGGCGACTTCGAGCGCTCTGTCGACGTTGTCGCGCTTGACGACTGGCACTGGCTTCAGCCAGAGATCGCCGTCGCGTGCGTCGAGTGGTGGCTGTGGCTGTCGCGACAGGAACGTCTCGTCGAGCATCGGCATCTTCGGCGGCTCGCCGAGAATGATGCGCATCGGCTGTTCGCCCCACTTCATGCTTCAGTTCCTTCTGCTAGGTAGGCGGCATCAACGCCTCGGTCGAACCACATGCGGGCACTCCTCTCTTCCATCCGAGAGCGCGTCTCGGCTCGAAAGCCCCAAACGCGCTTCCACTCGGCGTCGAGTTGTTCCTTGCTAGGAACCATGAACGGCGCGGCGGCGGTGAGGGCGGCATCAACGACGTCGCCAATGGTCCGTCGAACCATGCTGAGATTCAGAAGGTCCGTCTCGTTCTCGGTGATAGAGCGCTGGGCCGCATAATGTGCCGCCTCCACGGCCTCGTCGCTTACGTTGCTCATGATTGCTCGCTCTCTGCTGCTTCGATGATGCTTCGAGCCTCTTCGCGCCATGTTGCACGCGTGATCTCTGTCTGCTCTGACCATGAGAGATGTCCGAGCATGCCGAGCACGTTGCGTCGTGCTGCGTTCTGACGCTGTTGCTCGAACAGAATGTATGCCTGTGCGTCGAGAATGTCTGCGTGTTGCTTGACGCGACGCTTCGCAAGATCACGCCCGTACTTGAAGCGCGACAGCGTATAGACGTGCTGACGATCGCGTCGTTCTTCGAGCATGACGATCACGCCAGCCTTGTCGAGATTCGAGAGCACGCCTGACGCTGTGCCGTGATGCCAGCCGGTCGCTTCACACAGTTCGGCGACTGTGATGCCATGAGCACCGATGATCGACACCTGCTGCAGCACGAGCCGCTGCTTCGCGCCTGCCGTCTTGTTCTCGCGCAGTGCACGCTCTCGACTCGTGTCTGTTCCTGACCAGCCTGTCGTGCGTGTGTCGTCGCTCTCGCGATATGGCAGTGCGGCGCTCATAGTGCACCCACCCAGACGAGCACGAGCACGACGCCCATGATGGGGACGATGAGCGCTGCGTTGCCGTTGCGCACGTGGCGTCTCACGACTTCACGCTCTTGATCGTGTCGCTGCTGTGCGAGATGAGCATCTTGTCGATGCGGTGCTCTTGTGCTTCGAGTGTGTCTGCGATGTTGAGCAGCATGCTCTTCGGGACGAGCGAAGCGACTGACAGACTCGCTGCTTCGCGTAGTGCTTCGACGAGATTCTGCTCTTCGTCCATGTCGTTCGCGTCGTTGTCGATCATGATGACACCGCCGCGTGGAGAGGTGCACGGTTGCCATCGTTCGCGCCCTCAGACAGAAGCCAGTACGTCTTGCCGCCGTCGTGCGAGAATGCCTCGGAGTTGCGCCTGTTCTGCCACATCTCGGAGTCGCTCATGTCGGATACGTTCATCCACTCGTCGGGATCATCGGACAGTGGCGCGAGGTTCTTGAACTGGAGCAGTTGGTTGATGACGGGGATCGCGACCGATGCCGACCCACCGCTGTGCCTCATGTCTGCGAAGGCTTGGATCACCTTGAGGTAGCCCTCGACCGTATCGGTTTCTTCGCCGATGCGGGCCAACTCGACCTGTGCGTGCTTGACTAGATTGCTCATGCTGCTGTCTCCTGTCGTGCGCGCTTGTCGTGTGGCACGTTCGGCGTTGCGCGCTGTGTGCTGCGCCCGTTGTGCATCTCCCAGATGAAGCGCTGACGCGCTGTGTTCGCGATTCGTGTCTCGTCTTCGAGTTGTCCGATCTTCGCGTTGTGTTTCATCGCCGCACGCATGAGCGTCTGCCCTTGCTCGTCGATGACGTATGCGACGCCGCTCTTCACGTGCACGGGTCGCGCGTGGCCTTGTGCTGCGAGTTCGAGCACGGTCGGCACATGCTGCAGTTCGCTCATGTCGTCTCTGCGATTCGCATGCGGTTCGTTGGCGGTTCGCTAACGCTCAGCAGTCGATGCGTGTGAGCGCTCATGATTTGTCTCTCACGCTCTCGATGTACTTCAGATAACGGTTGCGAGCGTCGTCGACCTTCTTCGAGTCCGAGACGTCGGTGCTGTCGTCGAACATCACGAGATGCGCATCTGACGCCCAGAACTGATCGGCGAAGCGCGGCGCTCTGATCTCGCTCGTCGCTACTGCCGCGATCTTCGTCGTGCCGTCGAAGTATGTGACAGCGGACAGCACGCCGCTCATCGCACGACTCCCATCGCGTCGCAATACGCCCAACTCATCGCGGCGACGATCTTGCGCTGCGTCGGCGTGAAGCGCTCTCCGTCGACGCGTGTCGTCACAACAGTGTTCGCAAACAGATTCCACTCTGTTCGCGTCTTGATCTTGAACGTCGTCAGCATGTACGCGTCGATGCCCTCGCGCAGTCGAGCGTTGATCGCGTCGACATTCTGGCGGCGGCTTGCGATGCTCATCGTGCGACCTTGCGATGCTCGATCATCGACTGCAGCATCTCCGACGAGATGCCCGCCTCACTGATCGCAGCCTCGAATGCGACGTCGTCACGGAAGCGTCGCAGGCGCAACAGTTCTTCGCTGTGTACGTTCTTCCAGACAGCGACTGTGACTGCTGCGATCGTGAACGCGAGTGCGAACGCGATGACGATCAGCAGCAGCCAGATCGCGAGTTGAATGTTGCTCATGGGAGTGATCTCTCTTTCGTGTGGGTTACTTCGACTTTGCGATGCGTCCGCGACCGGGTCGTTCTTCGACCCAGCGTGCGATCTGTCGCTCTGTCCATACGGGCGAGCGTCCGAACAGACGCTCGGGTGCCGGGAGGTCGCCACACTTGACGACGCTCTCTCGACGGTTGCGTGCGGCGCGCTGGTGGTATGTGCGCACGCTGTCGTAGCCGACGCCGACGCGCGCTGCGATGTCTTCGAGCATCAGGTAGGTTTGCTTCATGCGTACATCGTAGCAGTGACGGGGCGCCCGTTGAAGATGCCCCGCCGTGTCGCTGTCGCGACGACTACGCTCCCTTCGACATGAGGGCGAACGACTGCGTCTTCAGACGCTCGATCGGCTTCGAGATGATCGTGCGCTGCGTCTGATCTTCGTGTCGAGCGCGATCTCAGCCTTCACGACAGCGCTCGAACTGACAGACCCTCGTCGATGAAACGATCGAGCAGTTGCATCTGCTCGGGCTCGCTCTTGCAGTCGATGACGACGCCGAACGCTGTGGGTGCATCGTCGACATCAGCGTCGCCCTCGTCAGGCAGCGGCTCGTCGTCGAGCAGCGCACGCAGCGCCTCTTCGTCGTAACCCGTGCCAGTGAGATCGTCGAGCGACTTCAGCAGTGCGATCAGATCGTCCGTGTCGTACTCGGCGAGATCGGCAGTGCGATTCAGTGCGAGCAGTTCGCGCTTCGCTTGCGTGTTGTCGACGTCGCGCCAGATCACGTCGATCTCTGTCCAGCCCAGAGACTGTGCAGCCTTGAGCGTGTGATTCCCGCCGATGACGTGTCGCGTGCTTTTCTGCACGAGGATCGCACCGATCTGTCCGTTCGCGAACAGCGACTCTGCGATCACGTCGACGTTGCCGCGTCGTGCGTTCTGTGGGTGCGGCGTCAGTGTGTCGATCTTGACTCGCTGCACTAGCGGCTTCGGCATCTGCTCGCTCCCTTTCAAGTCTTGCGAGATCGCGGGACGGTCGAGATCACTCCCATGAATCGACCGCCCCGCTGTGCCCGCACAGCACACAGAGCATGACGCCCTGATGCGTACAGACTACCTCAGAACTGCGGCTCGCTGGGCGCTGGCGCGCCCGCCCACGGGTCCTGCTGTGACTGCTGCGCGGGTGCGTCGTTCTGCCACGAGGGAGCGGCCTGTGACGGCTGAGCAGCACGTGCGCCGCGCTCGACTCGTGCAACCTTCGCTGTCGCGTATCGCAGTGCAGGGCCGACTTCCTCGACTTGCAGTTCCATCACTGTGCGCTTTTCGCCGTTCGTCTCGAACGAACGCTGCACGAGTGCGCCCGTGACGATCACACGCATGCCCTTCGTCAGCGACTCTGCGACGTGCTCTGCGTAGTCGCGCCACAACGAGCAGCGCATGAAAAGAGTGTCGCCATCGACGAACTCGTTCGCCTGCTTGTCGAAGCGACGCGGCGTAGAAGCAACCACGAAGTTGGCGACAGCAGCCCCAGATTGTATGAATTTCAGGTCCGGGTCGCCGGTCAGATTCCCGACGACTGTGATCTGTGTTTCTCCTGACATGATTTCTACTCCTGATTCTGCTGGCTGACTGTCAGCCCAGCGTGCTCTTCGATCGTCGCCAGTTCAGCGTCGATCGTCGTCTCTTCGATGACCACGATGAGTGATCGTCGCGTGCGATCTTTGTGCTTCGGGATGCGACGCATGTCTGGCCCGATCACCATCGAATCACGATCGTCTGACAGCAGCCCTGACTGCACGAACCCGTCGACGATCGCTTTGCCTGTCTGCGCGTAGTTGTTCGAGTCGCGCACTCGACGATCGGGCCAGTACAGCGCGATCGTGATCTTCACGGGCGTCTGCATCGACCCGCGCTTCGCTTTGATGATCGCGCTCATGATGCGACCCCACTGCTTCCAGGCTTTGCGTGCGTCGTCGTCTTTCGACCAGTGTCCGCGACGATTCATCGTGAGCAGTTCGAGATGATCGAAGTCGCGCGACAGCACTTCGACGCGTGCGCTCACGACGTCACCGCCACGTTATAGATCACGACGCCGAGAACGAACACGAGCGCAGCGATCACTGCGAGATGCTGCCACCTGAACGTCGACTCGGTGCGCAGTGGTGGCAACGGTTCGAGGGGCATGCCAAGCAGCACGTAATCGTGCATCGTCTCGGCGTACTTGTCGGACTCGCCACGGACGTCGCTCATGAGCCGACCACCGACCCGTCTTCCCAAATGAACTCGCTGACGGGCAGGTGCTGACCGCATCTAACGCAGTACGTCGAACCGTAAAACTTCGGGTCTCGCGCGTAGGTCTCCGCGATGTCCTGGGCCATTCGAGTCTGGGTACCACAGCCCTCGATGCGAGACACCCACGGCTCGCGGGGAACAGGCGACCCATCGGCCATGTACCAGTGAACGTAGGCACGTCGAACGGGACGAACGAAGCCCCTTTTGCGCTCGTCCTCGGACAGCACGAGATAGGCGGCTGCTTGCTCAGCCGGCTCAGCGTCCACTCCGTGAGTGAGCCGAGAGTCCTGCGGGTTATCTGTGGTGCTCATGCTTTCTCCTTCGTCCAGTCGTGCTTTCCGGTCAGTCGGGCAAGGGCCAATATGCAGACGGTCGAGACCCCTTCGTCCGGGGTGTCGCCGCGTAGCGCTTGAGCGAGTCCCACAGTGAGAGACATTGACTCGATGGGTAGTAGTTCGGGGGTGGTCATGCTTCGGTCCCTTCACTGATCTCTCGACCGTCTAGCGAGTTGTGAATGATGACCCAGCCCATAGAACCGTCGTCGCGCTTGACCGGCTCCGATGTTGGACCGCACACGCACTCGTCACCCATGTCCTCGTGGTCCACCACGTCGCCCACTGGGAGCACGTGAACACTATCGGCGCTCATGCTTCGGGCCTTTCTGTGATGTGGGCGCTGCCGGGGCCGTGGTATGGCGCTGCGCCGTTGACCGCACGCTCCAGCATGATTTGCGCACGCTGACTCAAAGGCTGGAGAGAGGCAGGGACGGCGAGACTTATCGACCCGTTCGTCTTCCATTGCACGGCGACGACGCCGCTGGTCGCGTCGTACCCGAGAGCGTTGCCCACACGCCCGTCGTAGAGTCGGCACACTTGAGCACGCTCGACGCGGAAGGGCACCAACTCCCATGTGGTCGTCTTCCCTGTCGCGGTCTCGTGCATTGTGGCGAAGCATCCTGGACAGCAGATACCCTCACGCCCAGTCTGTGCCGCCCACGCCTCAGTTGCCGTCACCCAGTCTTCACGATCGACACACCACGACGGGTTGCGTGCCCCGCATAGGTGGCAGTAGTCCTCGGGGTGCATGTCGGGCCAGCCTGCGTCGCGTTGAGATTTGATCCACTCAGCCGTCACGACCTGCGCCGGGTACTTCCAGTGCTCGCCGGGCTCGTTGCAGTGTCCAAGCGTGTCGCTCATGCAACCGTGCTGGTGGGCTGGGGCAGGGCACTTGTAGTCGCCCGTGCATCCCGGTAGCGGTGAATCATCCTGTGCCGGGTACTTGGCGAGGATGGCGTCAGCGGCCTCGTCCAACGTCATCGCGACGTGCGGACTATCAAGGTCCATGCGCTGACTCTCGGCCATCTGCCTCAGCCGCTCAATGAGCCTTTCCCACTCGAACTGCGGCGTCACGACCTGCGCCGGGTCCTTGATAGGCATTCCACCTACAGCCCGTAGTTCATCCACCGAGACGCACTGCCCGTCCAAATCCTCGTAGGCGTCCATGTGGTCGCGCACGTCCTCAGCCCGAATGTGCGAGACGGCGGCGAGGGCGGCACGAGCATCGTCAAGCGCGTCCCGGCGACCCTCGGGACTCAAGTCTGCAAGCCCTCTCCGCACAGTGAGCACGTCGAGGCGTTCAGACTGAGCACGAACAATGGCATCAGCAGCCGCGGCCTCCACGACGTCATCGGGAATGGTCATCGTCTCGCCGCCTTGTGTGTCGCATTCATGAGCAGCGCACCCGTGAGCAGCACAGCGCCAGCGCCTGCACCCGTCCAGACGAGTGCGACGCCGACTGCTGCACCCGCAAGCGACAGCACGGCCCACGTGCGCGAGCGACGCTCTCGTGCGCTCATCGCTGGCGTCTGCTTGAAGGGGATGCTGGGAGTGATCATCGGTTCGTTCCTCTCGTTAGGTTGTATGCGTGAGACTAGCATCATTGCGCCCAGGGCGTGTCACTGACTCGCGCGAAACGACCCTCCCAGAGCAGCGTGAACTTGCCCGTATTGCCGTGCCTGTTCTTCGCGACGATCACGTCAAGATTGTCAGTCGGCAACCCAGCCTCTTCGTCGAACTCACGAGCGAGCAGCATCACGACGTCCGCATCTTGCTCGATCGACCCAGACTCGCGCAGATCGGCGAGCGACGGCGGGCGACGATTGTTCTCGCTCTCGCGATTCAGTTGAGCAAGCGCGATCACTGGCACGTTGAACTCGCGCGCCATGATCTTCAACGCACGCGAGAACTCGCTCACCGATTCCCAGCGCGGCTTGCGCGGGTCAGTCGCCCGAATCAGTTGCATGTAGTCGACGACGATCGCACGCAGTTCGCCTCGACGAGAGACGCTGCGCGCATACGATCTGATCTGCGCGAGCGTCGCACCGCTGCGATCGTCGACGTACAGCGACAACTCTCGCAGCCCCTGCTCGTGTCGAGCCAGACGCTCATAGTCGCTCGCGTTCATCGCGTGTCGCGTCATCGCTGTCATGTCGATCGAAGCACGCAACGCGAGCGCACGCCCGAGCAGTTCTTCGCGCTGCATTTCTAGCGACGAGAACGACACTGCGCCCCACTTCGATGCGTGCAGTGCGATCTGTAGACCCATGATCGTTTTGCCACTGCCGGGACGAGCGCCCACGACGTACACACAGCCGTTCTTCAGCCCGTTGATCATGTCGTTCATCGCTCGCCACGGCGTCGGCAGATAACTCGGCGGCTCGCTGAGCGATTCGATGACGTCGTCCATGTCTTCGCCGAGCATGCGAGCGGTCGCGAGTTCGCGCACTGCAGCATCGTCGATCTCTGCTCGTGCTGTCTCGACGAGTGCGAGCACGTCAGTCTCTTCGCTCTGCTCAAGATTGACGAGACGCGTGCCTGCGACGATGAGCCGTCGCTTCGTCGATTCGCGGTGCACGATCTTCGCGTACCACGTCGCAGACGACGCAGCCGGGACGTCGGAGATCAGATCGTGTAGCGCGATCAGCCCGCCGATCTGTTCGAGTTTGCCGCTCTTCGCGAGCGCGTCGGCGACAGAGATCACGTCGCTGGGTGCGCCGTTGTTGTCGAGCGCGGTGATCGCGTCGAAGATCATCTCGTTGCGCATGTCGGCGAAGTCTGTGCCGCTCACGATCTCAGTGACATCAGAGATCATCGCACGCGACAGCATCATGCCGCCGAGCGTTGCCTTCTCTGCTTGCTCGTTCTTCGTCGACATCAGTTCTCGCCTCTCAGTTGCGCAACCCAGTCGGGGTCGCTCTTGTTCTGCTCCCATTCTTCGAGCGTCACATTCTTACTCGCCAGCCACTCGACCTGTCGCTGCTGTGATTCGTTGCTCGTCTTGCTCTTGCCGTTCGGCTGCCAGCCGCGCTCTTCAGCGAAGCGCTGTGCGTTGTTCAGCCATGACATGAACGCACGTCGCCAGTCGATCTTCACTGCGTTTTTCCCTGATGCTGCGAGCCAGTAGTTGACGAACTGCTCACGCTCTCGATCGACGCCTGCTGCGGGTGCGTGCTCTTGGGCATATGCGCGCAGCGCGTCATCGACAGCGAACGATTCTTTGATGCGGGAGCCGCGCTTGGGTGTGGGTGGCACGTTAGTGCCGCTCTCTCTAGTCTCGTAGTCTCGTTCTTTTATAGGGGGTTCGGCTACGCGCCCCCCCGAGGGTTCGGCTACGCGCCCCCCCGAGGGTTCGGCTACGCGCCCCCCCGAGGGTTCGGCTACGCGCACCCCCCCCACCGTGGAGGTGAAGGGCTCCCCCTTGGCGATGTAGACGCTTGGCAATTGTTGGCCGGTACTGGTTCGCACCTCCTGAACTTCCAGCCAACCAGCGGCCTGTGCCCCACGGATGGCCTGGCGGGTTGCCGTCTCACGGAGGCCAAGCCAGAACCCCAGACGCTCCACCGTGATGTCCTCGTATCCGGCCACCTCGTCCACCATGGCCACCACCAACTTGGCGGCCGGGGAGATAGTGCCATCTCTCAGGAGGGCCTTGGGGGTCCGCCCATAGGCGGCCATTGTGCTCCGTGCGTTACTCACTATGTTGTCCTTGTCTGCCCCGGCCTGTAGCATGGGGCTGTTGTTTGTCGCTTGTCCAGCCCCGCCGGGTTATCTGTCCGGCGGGGCTTTCACATTACTCCCCCGAGGGGGCCTGTGATCTGTTGACTTCGGCAGGTCCACCGCTCATCGGTTGCCCACCTCAACGAGTAGGGCGATGGCTTGGTCATCGGGGAGTGTTCGCATGGTTCCATTTCTATCTAGGAGCACCCACGCTCGTCGGTGCGTGAGGTATGCCGGAACGCTCGCCGCGTCCTGACCTGATCTTACGATGAGGCCGACCGCCCTGGCGAGTCGAGGCTCACTGTGGACAAACCCGTGACAGCCGGTGCACAGCAGGACGAGATTCGCCGCAGTGTGGTCGCCGTGTCGTCGCAGTTGTCGATGATGACGCGCGCCGTACGTGCTGTGCAGCGAGATGCCACAGTGCACGCACGACTCGTCATCACGAGCATCAACGAGCGCACAGACGATTCGAGTCGGCTGACTCACGAAGCGCCCGCTGCGCCGTACATTGCTCCCAGCCCCCGGTTGATCGACTGATACGAAGACAGTTCGAGTTCGAGTGCACGCCCCTGATTGTCCGCATACTTCCATGCGACCTCTGCGACGTCACGAGTCTCGCGCTCAACTTGCGTCGCGATCTCTGCCGCGTAGCGTTTCGAGTGAGCAGGGCCTGCGAACTTCATGAACGCACGAGCGAACGCACGATCGAACTCACGCTCTGCAGCCCTGAAGTCGCGCAGCGCATCTGATCGAGTACGCACGCCGAGCGCGACTTCGTTCGAGATCGCTCTGATCGCGCGCTCGACGTCGACGGGATTCAGTGGCGTGTCGACGTCGAGCGCGTGCCGATCACTCATCAGACGGCTCCTGCTTCGGCTTGCGCTTCGGCTTCGGCTTGTCTGACTCGTTCGCTGGCTCGATCTCGCTGTCATGCTTCACGCGGCATCGCGGGCATGCGTCGCCGGGCTCTTCAGCCAGACGCTCGTCGCTCGTGCTGACTGCTGTCAGACAGATCGAGACGCGATAACCGTCACGAAAAAGGTGTGCGATCTGATTCGTTGGGCGCGCCCATTGTGGGTTGTTCATCTTGTTCACCTCCCGTCGTCGTCGGCGACGACCTCTGCGTCGACGACCTCTGCGTCGATGATCTCACCATCGACCGGCTGATCGGCGACAGGCTCGCTCTTCGCGCTCTTCGCTTCGATGTCGAGCAGTTCGACGCCACGCTTCGTGATCGCGTCAGCGAGCGAGACGTTCTCGCCCTCGATGATGACGACGCTATTCAGCGCACCCGCTTCGCGAGCCTTGCCGTACAGAGCGCGTGCTGTCTTGCTCGACTCGACTGCAGCGATCTCGACGAGCCAGTCGACGCCGTCAGCGCTCGCCTGCGCCGTTGGAATGGGTTCGCTGCTGTGCTCACTGCTAGAAGCACCCTCTGATGCGGCAGGCGAGCGCACAGCGCTGCTCTGCGGGTGCTCTGACCCGTCACCCTCGACAGTGACGACGCCGAGATCGTCGACAGACGCTCCCAGTTCTTCGGGCGTATAAACGGCACCCATCATCACGTCAGTCGCGCCTTCCATGCAGACCTCAGAGATCGCGCGTGCCTTGCACAGCGCCTCTGTGTAGTTCTGCCACGGCAACGGACGCCCGCTGCGACTCTCAGACTTGACCTTCCAGACGCCCGGCTCGATCTCGCTGTATGTGCACAGACCCGCACGCTGCGCACGCTGCGGCGTCCAGACGGCCTCGAACGGGTGATCTTCGTCGTCGCTGCGCACGAGCGTCGCGATCGCCTTGAAGTCACCCGACTCGACGACACCCTCAGTGCGAACACGAAGCACGTGATTCGCTCGACGCACGAGCGCGCTCATCAACGCGGGCGGCACGCTGATCTTGCCGTCGATGATGTTGATCATGTTCACGCCCACGATCGGGTGCAGCCCGAGCATCGTCGCGTGTTCCATGACCATCATGACCTTGCCAGCGTTCGCGTTGTTCCCGTCGCGCAGACCGGGCGGCACGAGTTCACCCGCACCCGCGATCGCTTGCGCATAGCGGTAACGCTCTTCAAGCGTCGCATTCTGATACTGCACCATCTCGTTGTTGCTCATCTCGTTCTCCTGTTTGGGTTAGTTACTTGGTCTTTTTGGCGGTGATCGTGAGACGCGGCGACTGCTTCATCTCAGTCGTCACAGTAAAGCGCGAGCGTGCGACACGCAGCCGCTCGACAGCCTTCGCGTGTGCGTCGTCTGTCTTCGTCTTCGCAGCAGCGGCGCGCTCTTGACGCTGCTGCGCACTCTGCACAGCGTCGTCAGCCTTCTCGATCTTCGTCTGCTGTGCAGTCGTCGCCTTCGCGAGCAGTGCTGCGTCGACATGCGACTCGATCGTCAGCGGGCGCGCCCACGTGACCTTCGCCTCGTCGTTGTCGCTCTGATAGTCGTCGACGTCTTCGAGCAGCGTCTTCAGCGCGTTCGAGTGCTTCGTCTTGTACGCGGCACCGATCTTCTCGTCGGCGAGTCCCTTCAGATACTCGTGCACATGATCAGCGATCTCGGGTTGCATCTCGCCAGACGGTGCGAGATCGCTCGCCTTCGTGCTCTCGATGCGCTTCAACAGCGACTCTGCAGCGCGCACGAGTTCGACGATGCGTGCTTCGTCCCGATCGACCCACACTGCGCGAGGCACAGACGGCTGCGGTTCGGGCCAGTTGTCGTCGTGCTGCTCCCACACGAACAGGCACCGATCAGTGCCCATCACGTGCATCTGCCATTGCATCTGATCGAAGTATCCCGAGCGCCAGAAATACGGCACGCCCCTGTTGCGATCGAACGCGTCGAGCATCTGATGCGCGATCTCGGGTCGCAGCGTCGAGATGCCACTCTCCGGCAGATCAGTGAACGGGTTCAGATCGTGCTTCGACGTCTTGATCTCTGAGATGTAGCCCGCACCGATGAACTCGTCGTACGTGAAGCCGTCAGGCGTCGCGAGATGACGCGGCTCTTCGCTGTGCGCGTAGCAGATCAGATTCGGCGCGATGTCGAACTTCGTCTGTACCCATTCAGCGATGACGGGTTCGCGAGCGTTCCCCCAGTCGATGTACTTGTTGCCGCTCAGATCAGGGAAGTCGCCCGTGATCTTCTCGACGACGATCGCACGCAGATCAGACTCGCGCCCGCTGATCGCTTTCGCTGCTTGCGTCGCTGTGACGCCGTGGCGTCGCTGTTCGAGCCACGCGTCGCGCTGCTCGCTCGATACGCCCGCGATGGGCGTCGAGCGCTTGATTGTCTTCGTTGCCATGCTGTTCTCCTTAGTAGTTGGCTGACTGTGTTCAGCGTGCCCTTGCCCGAGTCGAACGAGCACTGCTGACGTTAGTCTCATGCGAACATCATTGCAAGCCGTAAGCGTGTCGCACTGCGAAACGCATCTGCCCCCGCAGCGCGAACGCAGTACGGGGGCAGATAGTGAGTGGATCGACTACTTCGTGGGGCGATACCCCACACCGAACGACGACGCGACGCCGCCGAATCCTGAGCCGATGAGTCCCGCGATGATCGAGACAGCCGGGGCCGCGTCAAGCGCAGCAGCAGCGCCAGCGACGACGAACGCCGCAAACGACAACAGCACGCCGATCACATAGATGATCGTTCTGAACTTCGGCGAGAACTTCGGCGTGAACGCCTGAGTCTGACCAGTCATGTGTTCCTCCTAGAACTTTCCAGTATCGCGCAGACGAGTCTGCATTGCCTCGACAGTCCGCGAAGGGTTGTCGAGATGAGTGTCGGGCGCTTCACCCAGGAATCGCAGTTCGAGCCCGCGAACAAACACCGGGCCGATGAGCCCGTCCTTCTTGCCGGGGTACTGACCGTCCGCAGCCATGATGATCTGAGCGGCGTGGATTGCCGGTGAACCGGTCGCGGTGGCGTCCCACATGAAGCCGGACGTGAGCCCCGGGTTGGCATCGCGCCAGCCGAGCCACTGATGCCACACTTCGCCATCCGCAGGCGTCCCCACAGCGACCTGAAGCACGGTCGTGGTGTCGCGGCCCCAGCGCCCATCGACGTCGAGAATGAACGGCGTCGGCTTCGACTTGGGTCGAGTCGACGAGAGCGTTGCAGCACTGTCGAGAATCATCCCCAGAAAGTCGGACCAGTCGATCCCGTCCTTGTTTCCACGAATCTGGTCCGGGCAATCCTTCCCGTATGACGACCAGTGATTGTGCTGGAACACACGCGTGATCGGAATGTTGTGCTCAAGCATCTTCTGGCGCGCAACGTCCGCACCGTTCTCGATGGTCTGCACATAGTCGCCGTCAGAGTTGATACACAACTCCATGCCGAGAGACTGAGTGTTGCCCTTGCCAACACCGTCACCGGCGTGCCAGCACTGCCGCGAGTCGAGGTACGACCGCCATGCGCTGTGATCGTCAACCGAAAGATGCCAGGACGCCTCACGGACGTTGCCGAAATACTGCAGGTCCGCGTGACCCTTGGCGTCCGCACCGGGCTTCACGTTGCCGGTCTGGTGGACGGTCAGATAGTTGCACGGGTTCGTGCCGTCGAACGTGTGATGCGTCTGGTCTCGGACCAGTCTGTCTTGAATCTCAATGCTCACGAGGCCTCCTTGATGAGATCGTTCTCCGATTGTGCCACGACTAGCGATCATCGTCACGAAGCAGCCGCCACGAGTCGCGTGCAACACGCACCCAGACACGCAACTCGTTGATCGAGTCTTGAATGAGCGGCATGACAACGACGACCAGCACAACAGCCGCAAGCACCCGCACAGCCGTACCCCCCCAGAACGGCAACGAGTGCCCGTGCAGGGCAAACAGCACCGGAAGATTCGTCAACCCAAGCGACAGCAACAGCCCGAACAGTGCCCAACGCGCCTTGTCCTCAGCGTGCCGCCTCACACGCGGCAAATACAGCAGCGCCGACGAAACACTCACAATGAGCAGCACCCAGACAGAGACGCGTGCGATCAGATCACCCATGTTTGACGTTCCTCTCGATCATCATTCGCATCCTCTCCGTGAAGTTGTTGCGATCACGTGCAGCACGCAACGACGAAGTGCTGCTCAACACGCGCACGTCGTCGCCTCGCGCACGATCAGCACGCTCACGTGTGTCTGTCGCCCGAGCATCACGATCGTGCTGCAGACGCTCACGCTCACGCTCAACGGATGCACGCATCTCGCTCGCTTCGGCTCGATACCTCATCGCCTGCACAGGCCGACGCGGATGCTTAGCCCACAATTTCATCATGTTTCTCCCCGATCGAAGACCTGCTGTGTGGCATCAGACCACTGCTGCAGCGCAGGCCCTACCTCTTCAAGCATGATCGTCAGTTGATGTTCACGCTGTTCAAGAATCGTGTCGAGACGACGTTCACGATGCCGCAGTTCTTCGATCTGCTCATTCTTGAACGCGACGACTTCGAGATGCGCATCGTCTTTCGCTTCGTGCCCGACGATGAGAGCACGTTGCTCTTGATCTGCGACCTTGCGCGAGATGATCAGACCGCGTGCGAACAGCAGCACGAAGATCACGAGCACACCCGAGACTGTGAGCGCACTGATGTCGACGTTCGGCCAGATGATGTTCATCAGAGCCTCCATGCGCCAGTGCGTCGCACATACGGTTGTGCAGTCTTCAGCGTTGCACCGTCCCAGACGTACACAGTTGACTGCTTCAACGTTGCGCCGTCGCGCACGTATGCACCCGGCAGCGTGTCGAAGTACACGGTCGAAGTCCAGCCCATGGTGCCGCTGCTGTTCGTCGACAGCCAGCGCATGTAGTAGCGCGTCGCAGGGGTGAGGCCCGACAGCGGACGGCTGAGCGACGAGCCGTACCTCCAATACACAGTGTTCGTGAAGCCAGCATCTGTCGCGACTTGCAAGAGATACGACGACGCACCGCCAGCAGGCGCAGACGCGAGGGGAGTCGCACTCGTCGGCGTGATATGCGAAGCATAGATGTTCGTACACTTTGACGGCTTCGTAAGCAGTGTTCTCGCAGCCGAAAAACCTCCCGCCCCCGCGCTGTTCTTCGCACGATCACGCAGATACCGCGTCGTATTGCCGATGAGTCCCGCCAGCGTCTTCGAGTTCGCGTTGAGCACACTGTACTGAGTCGCGCCCCAGAAGTTCGTCGCATTATCAATCTGCAGATCGAAGTCGCTGCTGTTGTCGCCGTTCCAGTTGTCAGGGTCAGCCCACGACGCGACGACACTCGTGTCGGTCAGACTCGACAGCGACGGCGTCTTGCCAGCGCTCGGCACAGCCGCGAGCGTCGTCGCATACGCTGACGCGTAGCCGCCCCAGCCTGCACTGTTGATTGCCCAGACGTGTGTCTGATACGCGCTGCCGGGACTCAGCCTCGCGAAGTCTTTGAGATTCGTGCCGTACGGCACCGCATAGTCGCCATACGACGCAAAGTTGTTGTTCGACAGTCGCACAACGTACGAGCCAGTCTCGCCGCCCCAATCAGTCGGCGTCGGCCACGACACTCTGAAACCGTCGCTCGTGACAGCCGAGATCGAAGCACTCGCCGGGCCGTTCGGCTTCGCGACCAGCGTCGAAGTCGACTTCGAGACGTAGCCGCTCGTCCCAGCACTGTTGACCGCATAGACACGCACCTGAAACGCGTCGCCGGGAGGCAGCCCCCCGAAGTCTTTGTACGTCGTGCCAGCCGCGACGGTGAAGTCTGTGTACGTCGCGAAGTTGTCATCTGACAATCGCACGCGATACCAGCCGACATCGCCGTTCCAGTCAGCAGACGGCGACCACGAAGCACGAAACGACGACGTCGTACGATTACTGATCGACACTGCACCCGGCGTCGACGGTGCTCTCACAGGTCGCGCTGCAATCGGAATCGTCGCGACAACAGTCGAGCGAGCACCGCCACCAGAACTGTCGGCAAGCCCCTCAACCCAGAACGTCTGCGAGACGTCGAACCCTGCATACGTGCGCGTGAAGTCTTTCGTGAGCGAGTTGTACGACATCGTATCTGCCGCGCTCGACGAGTATGCGCGCGCCCCGTACGCTTCAGTATGAAGACTGCCATACGTGCTCGCGTTGTTGACGCTGTCGTACAGTGCGCCGCTGTGATACGAGTAAATGTGAAACGACACGCGTGCGACTGTGTCGCTGAGATACTCGACAGCATCGGAACCAATTCGGGCATCATAAAATGCGCCCGACCCATAAGAGACTTCGTTGCCAATCGCGATAGTCATGTGCGCCCCTTACGAGTGCAGCAGAAACACGTCGCCGTCATTGCCCGAACTGGGCAACACCGTGCCGTGATCGACACGCATACCGTTCAACGTGTTCGCGTCGATCGGCGTCGACGGCGGGAACGTGTCCGGCTTGCCCGTGATGCCCGCCCAAGCGACACTCGTGTTCAGATCGACCCACGTCGCACCATCCCACAACGACAACACCTTCGTCGAACGATTCAACCCGATCGCAGGCGCGTTCAGCGGTGCAACCCTGCTCGCATCGTCTGCATACGTCACAACACGTTGACCGACGTCACTGTCGAGTGCTTGAAGCATGCCACCCGTGATCGCTGCAGTACCCGCTGCGACCGTGATCTTCTCGATCGGATGCTCCCAAACCGTATCTGTCTGAGTCAACGCGGGAAGCGTGCCGCCGCTCGTGTTCGCCGTGCCGTTCTTGACGACTGCGAGCAGTGTGTTCGCAGTGAAGTCGAGACGCAACACAACAAGATCGAGTCGCGTGTTCCCCGTTGCGGGTGCGCTGCTGATCGTCAACGGCTTCGACGCGTCGTTCTCGTAGAACACGCCACGCACCATTGCAGTGCCAGTCGCGACGAGTGTCTGCATGCCAGAGCCTGCTGTGACTGTCAGCCCTTCGACGATGCCGTTGCCGACGATCGCGCGTGCCCACTTTGCGAACTGTGACTCGCTGACGTCTGTGTTCTCGAACGGGAGACTGGTCTCAGCCATGCTCACGCCTCTCTGCTTGTTCGTGTGAGCGCGTGCCCGACGTCGCTCTTGTCATTGTGCCACGCTCAGCGCCGTGTCTGGCTACTTCCCGCCAGTGTCGGGGCTTTCGGTTTGCCCTGACGCGAGCCGCGCAACTGCGATGACGTTCTGCTCGACCTCGACCAACTCAGCCGCGACCAACTTCATGTAGACGGCCGGGTTGGCGTTGATCGTAGCGTCAGAGACGAGCGTCCCTGCGGCGAACTCTTGCACCTGGGTGAGGCCAGTGAGCATCGTGTCGATAGCGGTGATGAGGTCTTGGTTCAGAGTTGCAGTGTTTGTGGCGTTTACCCCAACCAGTGCAAAGGCAACGTAGCGCTGCTCTAAGTCGGTGAAGGGCCTAGTCGACGTAACGGTGGCCCCGTCTGCTTCATAGGTGACGACACCCTGGTCCGAGTCCCAGACAACGCGGTCTACCCCGTCGATGATGATGGTGTTGACGATCACGATATGTCCTTTCGTGTGGTGGGATTCGTGCGGATTAGGCGGTGGTGCTAGGTGGTGGTAACGGTTCGCCAAGCTCCCCAGGTGGTGCCACTGTGGTATGAACGAATTAGCATGACGGGCGTGGCCGCGACGGTCGTGAACTGTTGGGATATCCAGTTCGGCGAATACTGATTGACGATCAGGGTGCCGACGTAGTACCCGGACAGTGAACCCACCCAGTTGTGACTGCTGTAGAAGCCAGTCTCAAGGAGGTTGTCTGGGTCAATCCCTTGTCCCAAGAAGTTGCTGGCCGCGAGGCGACCTGGGAGCACTGTAGCGCTGTCCACATATGCCCTGTCTGCCTGCTGACGCCAAGTGGTCCATGTGGTGGAACCCAACTTCCAGCGCACCCACACCTGGTCAGAACCAGTAAGCCCGTAGGCAGTCTGAACAACGTGGTTGCTGTCGTGCCTGATGACAAACATGTGGACATACGTCAAACCCGGCGGAGTGTTGGTGAGGCTCAGTCCCCAATACCAGCCACCATCTAAAACGTTGTTCCAGTCCCCAGTGACTTGTAGAGCGGTGGCTCGGAGCCTGGTTGGTAGATTTCTCTCTTGCACTATTCCAGTCAGGTCACTCCCGGCGTCCCACGTCTTGCCGTCTGTGTACCCCTTGGTGGCGGCGTCAGCAGCCACAGCCGGATCAGCAAACTGTGCACGCCCTGCGGTGTCACGCGTGACGATCTTCCCCGGCGTCGGCTCGCTCACACCCGACACGCCCTCAGTCGTGCGCTCGATCGTGCTGATGCGCTGCTCATTCTGATCGACACGCTGCTCGACAGTCGCCGACTCGTTCATCTTCGCAACGTCACCGATCGCAGCACCCACAAGAACGCCGTCCGCGTTCATGACGATCGCCGCACTCGTCACATCGACCGCATACTCGACGCCGTCGATGACAACTGCGACGATGTCACCCTCGACCCAATCAACGCCATACAGCATCGTCTGCGAGTCGCTCGCGTTCGCTTTCACCGCATACGCTGTCGCACCGTTCTCGATCAGAAACTCGTCGCCCTGCTGCTGCAGTTCAGTCAGCAGACTCTTGTCACGTGCGTCGAGGAAGCGTTCGATGACACGCCCCCACTGTGCCTCTGCTGCAAGCGATTCTGTCGACGTGCGCTCGATGATCAGACGATCTGTGCCTTCGCCCTGACCGGCAAGAATTGCGCGCGTCGTGCTCGCGGGTCGTTGCTCGATCTCTTCAGATGCGAGTGTGCCGTTCTCGATGTCGAGTCGCACGAGTGCTGTGCGATCGTGTGCGTCATCAACCTCGAACACGATCGAGTCGCCTATCTGAACGAAGCGGAAACGCAGCGACGAATACGTCGCGATCTCACGCAACAGATCGAGCAGATTCTGAAAACGTGGCGACTTCGTCATGAACGGGCCACGCCCAAGATCAGTCGCAAGTGTCACTGCTGCACGCATGCCACCACGACGAGATACGAGCGCACCCGACCCAATGTTGACGTCAACGTACGCACGCATCAACGTCTCGCCGACTGCTGTGCGTGTGTCGTTCGCAGACGTCTGTGCGCCGACTTCGTTCGCAGGGTCGCCGAACGCGACAGCGTCTGCAGCGATGATCGTGTCGCCGACGCCGTCGAACGTGAGCAGCCTGTCGACGTTGTCGCGATTGCGTACACTCTTCGGCAAGGTAGTCGGCCCGCTCATCAGCACGCGATACTGCGGCACTGGTGGCACTCGTGGCGTGTCGATCACAATCTGCGTCATGCTCGACGTTGATGCGTCTGGGAGGTCGTCCCAGTCGTAGGCGTAGCCGGGTGCCAGGGGTGAGTCGTCTGGGGTGTCCCCGTCGAAGTACCCGCCCGAGTAGTCGCCCTCGACCAGTAGAATGTCGTCCCACCAGCCGGGGCCGAGCGTGACGGTTGTGGTGCCGTAGACGGTCAGCGCCTCGTCGGTCGTGGCTGATGTTGCGGTGTCGCCTGTGACCGTGACCGTCTGGCCTGAGTTGCGGGCGGTCGCGAGGACAGTGGACGCCGACGCCAGGGTGATGGTTGCGGTGCCGCCTGTGGGCACGTAGAGCGAGTGCGAGCCCAACGCGGCCCAGTGTGTGGACTGGTATCCGAGCGTGGTGGTGATGCCCGCTACTTTGTCGCCCGACAGGATCGCTGGCGACTCATTCGGGGTGCCTGTTGCAGAAGGCGTGAGGTCGGGATCGGGCGAGTGGTTGTAGTCGAAGTAGGTGTTGGCGGTGGGGGAGGCTTCGACCATTGCGCCGTAGGCCAGCCACGTCTTCGATGCTGAGACGGTGCTGCCTGTGACCAGTTGGAGGTCTCCGGAGAATGCAGTAACTCCCGAAGCGACCACCAGCGTTCCGACAACATGGTTCCAACCGGGAACCAGTGAAAACGTCGTAGATCGTGGGTAATTAGAACCGTCCGTCCGCGTCCAAAAGAACTCAAAGAAGCACCCCGTAGCCGCCTCCGGGGCGAAGACATACATGCTCAATGCCGCAGTTTGCCCAACAGGAATGTCCGCAATGGAGGCAGTGTGCTCGGTCCTAATCCTCAACGGGCCTGTCGCCGTTGTTGCAATGGAGAACGCAGAGCCACCGTCCTGCGCTGCGGTTGGGTCATAAGACGTGGTGTTCCCGCTGGGGGTCGCGGAACTCCACAGAGTACCGATACCCGTCGCGTGCGGGTCGGTGCAGAAGTTCCGGCGCACTTCCACCGTGCCGTCAGCAGTCTCAAACGACGGGTTCGTGAACAGGTTGACGAACGACGGCGACGCCGCTGGCGCATACGTCTCAGGCACAGCAGGCGTGTCTTCGACGCGCTGTGTCACAACGATGCCGCTGCCCGGCGCTTCAAGTTTCGGCACCATCGGATGCTCCCCCGGCAGTGTCAGCGACCACGAGCCGACATCGTTCGCACGTGGCACGATCTTCATCTGACGATACTCAGGCGTAATCGAGCCAACACGCTGCAGTGCAGCGTCACGCACTTCGACGATCAGTTCTTCAACACGCATTAGAACAGCACCCACTTACGGGGACGCCAGTACACAGCGACAGACGACTCGCTGCCGACGGCGTCGAGTAGTTCGACAGTCGCGACGCTGTCGCCCTTCGGAATCGTCCAGAATCTTGGCGCGGGTTGCAGCCCGCTGTACTCGTTGCCGCTTGTCTCGTTGACGATCGTGCCGAGCGCAGTGTCGATCGTGATCGAGTCGCCCAACAACTTCGTGCCGACGTACTGCAGAATCTTCCCGTCAGGCGACGTCAGCGTGAAGCCCGTGAACGGCCCCTCGATCAGCCACATCGGATATGCGTCGACGTCGCCCGTGTTCGTGAAGTTCACAGTGCCGAGAGCAGTCGTCGACGACACTTCGAGCCCGCTCAGAGCGCCGACGCCGCCGAGCAGCCCGCGCCCAAGACCCGCTGGCGTGATGATCTTCGACTCCTGATCAGCACGCTGCCAGTACGGGTCCCCCGCCTCGAACGTGATCGTCGTGAGCAGCACAGTGCTGCCGTCTGTGTCTTCATCCCACGACGGGTCGCCGCCACCACTGCGCCTGACGATCGTGTACCAGTCGACACCGTCGAGCGTGATCGTCAGACGCACATCGTCAACAGTCGGTGCGATGATCTGCGCGAGCAACGAAAAACGCTCCCAGACGCTCTGACGATCTGCCCCTGTGATCTTCACAGGCAAGTCGATCGTTCGTGTCAGCACACGTGCACCACGCGCTTGTGCGCCGTCCCCGGCACCCTCGAACCACTGCAAGTTGACGGGTGGCAACCCTGTGCCGCGCATCTGTGCTCGCGCTCGCACACCAGACTCTGCACCAAAGTTCAGTGTGCCAGCGCTCGATGAGATCGTGACTGCGCGAGCCATTAGCGGCCCCCTCCTGCTCGTGGTGACGACAGCGCAGCGAAGAGGTCCTCTTCAGCGCTGAGCGATCGGTTCTCTGCTGCGTGATACGCGAACGAGCGCTGCGAGTTGTCAGCCGTCGTCGGGAGCGCGCCGCTGCTGCCGCTGAAGTTCACTGCCGCGTTGAACTCTGCCGGGTTCACAAGATCGCTCATGCTCTTGTTCAGTGTCGACTTCATGCCGTCGATGCCTTCGAGATAGCCCGCGACAGTGTTCGAGCCGTACTCGGCAAACACCTTCGACGGCGAGTTGATGCCGAGCGCACTCTCGAACGGACCCCTGATCCAGCCGGGCACCAGATCGAGGAAGAACGTGCCGATTTTGCCTGCGATCGACGAGACGCCGTCGATCATGCCCTGCACGAGATCGCGTCCCGTGTCGTACAGCCACGAGCCAACGTCGCTGAAGAATCCCATGATCGTATCGGGGATTCCCTCGAAGAAATCGAGCATGCCTTCCCACGTATCAGAGACGCTCGTGCTGACGTTCTCCCAGATGTCCGTGAAGAACGTCGAGATGCCGTCCCAGAGCCCCCGCCAGAACGTCTCGAACCCGTTGAACAGATCGCGCGCCCACGAGATGAGCGTGTCCCAGACAGCCTTGAACGTGTCCGAGATCGCTCCCCAGATGTTGTTCCACCACGTCTGCAACGTGTTCACGACGCCCATGATGAACGACACGTACCCGTTGAACAGAGTCTTGAACCAGTCGACGACGCCTTGCCAGAGATTCTTGAAGAACGTGCTGATGCTGTTCAGCGTGTTCGAGAACGTCTCAGAGATGCCGTCCCACAGATCAGTGAAGAACTCGCCGAGGCTGTTCAGCGTCGTTGTGAACCAGTCGACTATGCCGTTCCAGAGGTTCTTGAAGAACTCGCTGATGCTGTTCCAGATGCCCGCCCACCACTCAGCGAGACCGCTGAGCATGTCTTTCAGCCACGAAACAGTCGCATCCCAGACATCTTTCAGCCACACGACAACAGCATCCCAGTTCGCGATCAGCAGCACGATCGCAGCGATGAGCGCAACGATGCCGATAACAATCCACGTGATCGGATTAGCCAGCAGTGCAGTGTTCATCGCCCACGTCGCAATCGAGACACCCATGAACGCGAGCGCGAGGAACCCGAGCACGCCGATCATGATCTGCAGCACAGCAGGATTCTCTGAGAGATACGTGAACATCGTCGTCAGAATCGGGAGCAGATTCTCGCCGATCGCTTTGAAGATCATGTCGATCTGCCGCTGGAACTGCTGCATGCTCTTCGCGCTCGTGCCGCCCATCGTCTCCATCATGCCCTTAGTCGCGCCCGCACTGTCGTCCATGCCGCCTTCGAGCCCGCTCAACGAGTCAAGGAACGCGGGAATCTTCGCGACACCCAAGTCTTCGAGCGGTGTGCCGAACAGTGCGATCGCAGTGTTCGCCTTCTCAGTCGGGTCTTCGATGCCCTGCAAGCCCGCGACGATCTGATCAGTCGCTTCACGTGCGTCAGCACCGCCGAGAGCCATCTTCGCTGCCATGTCTTCGGCGCCCAGCCCGATCGTGTCGTACGCTTCGACGCTGCCTGCGCTCATGTCGATCGCGCGTTTCGAGAGTTCTGCCATCGCGTCGCCGGTCTTGTCGATGCCGTACGAGCCACCCTCAGCAGCAGCGACGAGCATGCTGAACGCTTCCTCGCCCGTGTAACCCATGCTTGCAAGGTGCGGGCCGTACTCTGTGATCGCGTCAGTCAGATCACCACGCAACGCTTCAGGGACCTTCTGCATCGCGCTCGTCATCAAGTCGATCGCCTGCTCGCTGCTGTCGGCCAGCCCACTATTCATGAGTTGGCTAACACCGTTGATCGCTTCGCTCGCATCAACATCGAACGCACTCGAATACGCCAGCACCTTCGCAGTCATGCCCTCGACAGTGCTGTCGCTCGCTGTGCCCATGCCTTCAATCTGAGACACCAACCCGCCGACGACGCCCTGAACTTGCTCGACGCTCTCGCCATAGTTGTCCACATACGCTTGCCCAGCGATCTTGCCGACACGTGCAGACTCAGTCTCACTCAACCCCATCTGCGCTGCAATGTTCGCGTTCGTCTGCTCGAAGTCCATCGAGTCGTTGACGCCGCCGATGATCGCAGCCATGAGCGCGCCACCGATGACAGCGCCAGCGATGCCGAACGCGGCAGCCTTGCCCTTCATCTTCTCGGGCATCTTGTCGACAGTCGAGTCGAAGCCCGTGTCATCGAGTTTCAGATACGCGGTAAGTTCACCAAGATCGAGAGCCACGTGCTCGCCTTCCCACTAGCCGCTCTGACGCTCGCGCGCCTTTTTCTGCTCGTCTGTGGGGTTCAGTACCCGCTGCACCCTGCACTCTGTCGATAGTAACCCAAACAGCCTGACAGTCATCCAGCGCCACGTGCGAGATCGCAACAGTGCGTCATCGCCGACGTCGATGCTGAAGACCTCTTGCAGATCGAGTTCGACCCAGTGCCAGTGCTGCAGAATGTCGCCAACACTCAGTCCTTGCGCTTCGTCTTGCTCGAAGCGCCCGAGTCCGAAGTCGTTGACTTCGCCTTTGTCGAACTCGACCGTCGTGCCGCCCTGTTCTTCGGCGGCATCAGACCTTTTCCCTTGAACAGCCCACGCTTCACCGCATCGTCAGCAGCCTCACGCGAGACACCAAAGAACACGAACGCATAAAGTCCGAGACGCTTGACGTGCTCCCAACGACAGCCGTCGTCGATCATCTCTGCGACGACAGCGGGACTCAGCACTTGCTCGATGAACTCGCGCTCGTCTTCGTCTTCGATGCGCAGCCGCTTGATGTCGAGTTCAGCGATCTCGATGCCGCGTGCCTGCTTCATCGTGATGTCGCTGATCGCACTCAGTCGCAAACCAGTCTTCGCGTCGGGCGACTTGATCGCATACGACTTGCCTTCGGGATACTTCGTCGAGGGCATCAGCGGCGACTTGAAGCCGTCCTCGTCGTCCATGAAGTCGAGCATCGTCGACAGATCATTCGTGGTCATTCTGTCCTCCCAGTGTGTGTTGGAAACGACGACGCCGCACAACCCACCGGGGGGAAAGTCGTGCGACGCCGTCGTTCATCGTGTTCGAGTTAGAGCGCGTCCGGGTGCGTGATGTCCCGACGCTTGCCCCGCCCGATCAGTGTGATCGTCGCAGTCGACAGCGCATCCATCGCGCCGCCGTCTTCGCTGTACTGCACAGCGACAGTGCCCTCATATGCTTCGACACGAGGCCCGCCCGGCTCCATCTCGTACCACTGCACGACGACGATGTTCGCTTCGCCCGTGGTCGCGCCAGCGTTGCGCAGAATCTCTTGACCGACGTCGTACACAGCAGGCGTGACACCGTCTTGCCTCGCACGCTTGACCTTCAGTTCGATCTTGAACGCGTTCGACGTCGCGACTTCAGACTTCCAGCCTTCGCTGTCGAAGTCGCTGTCGTCCTGTGTGCCCGTGTCGACGGTGTGCTTGAACTCTTGAATGCCGAAAACGCCCGCGAAGACGGGGAGCGCCTCGGTGCCTGTTTGAATGTCGAGATACCACTTGCGGTTGTTCGTGGTCGGGCCGAGTGCGACCTTCGTAGTTGCTGGCATGATGTCCCTGCTTTCAGTAACGGTTCCTCAGCGGTCTCGCAACCGTGAGGTTGTAATTGGCCGAACGCACGAGACGCTTCGACCCGTCCTGTCCGAGTGACGCACCTGACGACCACTGCGACATGATCAGTTCAACGTCTCCGAGCATACCAGCGTCACGTTTCACCCATGAGTTGTCGAGCGTGTCGCCGATCAAGTCGAGACGCGCTTCAGTCGCAGCCCGGAATCTGAACGTGACGCGCACGATTGTCTCGACGTCTTCGACAGCGACGACACAGTTCAGTGCGACGATCTCGTCGGGCGCTTCAGGCATCACGAGACCCACGATGTCGATCGTGCCCGCGATAGTCGCCGCGCCGGGTTCGACGAACTTCAGCAGTCCACTGCTCTCGCTCGCGCTCGCGCGCGCCACCCCATATCGCAGTCGCGTCAGCCAGTTATTCATCAGATGCCCGTCTCGTCTTTGATCTTTTTCTTCAGAATCTGCATGATCGTGTCGCGCTCTTGTGCGAGCGCTGTCTCCAAGAACTTAGCCTGTCGTCCGCCGTCATGATGCAACGACTCATCTTCGTGCTGCTTCACGGCATAGTCGGTGTCGTACGAGACAGCCGCGATCGGCTTGCTCTCGTCGACTGACGCACTGCCTGAGCGCTGCAGATCGCCCTCTTCGTGCGGGACCATTGTGTTCGACACGCCCAGCGCATGCTCAGCCGCTACCAGCAGCGATCTGCGCGACGCATCGTGCATCTGTGTCTTGACACGCGACGACGCTTCGCCGAGCCCCTTGAAGACGAGATTCCCGCCGCTGCTCATTCGCACGCCACCACGAGATGATCGACGACGCCATACGCGGCGAAGTCTTGCAGTGCGAGCACGTGCGACTGTGCCCCGTCTGCGAACGTGACACGTGACCCAACTGTGAACGACGCATGTGCGACGTGCGCTGCAGGCACGTACAGTGTGCGCTCGCTCAGCACTTCGACGCCGTCAGGGCCGCGCACCATTCGACGCTTCATCTCGATCATCAACCCGTCAGCAGCGACAGCAGCCGCGAACGTGCGACCCTCGATGCCGACTGTGCTCGTCAGTGTCTCAATAGAGGTGCCGTCGACGAGCCAGTCGCCGAACACTTCGACGAAGTCGCTCACGATCAGCCCTGCACACGCGTCGAGAGCATGCCACCTGCGTCGAGCACACGCAGCGCTTCAGCGATGAGCACGTCGCCGCTTGCAAGATCAGAGCGAGCCTTCGCATCGTCCGCGTATGACGCGTACTGCACAGTCACGCCGCCACCACTCTTCGATGCGATGTCCTTCGCGACGCCAGCACGCCCCGCAAGCGGGTTCACATTGTTCGCCGCCCAAGCAGACGCCTGTGCGCATGTCGCCTCTTTCACAGTTGCGATCACGTCGACATCAGTCGGCAGACCAGTCGCTGCGTCGACGTCGTACAGTGTCGCTCTGATCGCCTGTGTGACGAGCGACGATGCACGTCTCAGCAGCACGACAGCGTTCGTCGGTGCAGTCTCACCTGTGTATGCCGCCAGGTCGACAGCGTCTGCATAGATCGTGCTCATGATGTTCTCTCTCTCGACATGACTCGGCTCGCGCAGGTCGAAGTGTGCGGGACGTGGGAGTCGGCACTATCGCCGCCAGCGTTTCCCGCCACGGCACGCCCCTGATTCGCCTTCGTCGCAGAAATTGCTCGCGATAGAGATGCGACGTTGACGCGAAGCCGAGTCATGAGATCAAGACGCGTCAGCGTCGTCTGTCTCGGTGTCGTCTTCAGTCTCTTCGTCTTCAGTCTCTTCGCCGTCGGTCTCTTCGTCTTCAGTCTCTTCGCCGTCGCTCTCGATCTCTTCGTTCTCGGCGTCTTCGACTGCAGCGACGATCTCAGGCTTCGTCATGCCCTCGACCACGATGTCGAGCGTGGCCGCAAACTCTGCCCACACCCGCTTATTGTCGCCCTTCGCGGGACGCCCCACGACAGCACCCTCAGATGCTGCCGCGAGCGCCCGTCGCTGGCGATTGAACGATGTCAATCCCATGACGTGCCTCTCTTACTGCGTGGTAAGCAGCACGACGCCGCGATCGTTCGAACGCTTCGCTGCGTAGTGAGCGTTCGTGGTGATCACGTTCGTACGTGCCAAGATGTCACGATCAGTCTCGACGACTGCGCGACGCTTGTACTTCAGCGCGAGCGCACCCTTCGCGATGATCAGCGACTGGTAGTTGGGCGTGCCCGCGTTGTCGATCACATTCACGCGGTCAGACACGAGCACGGGCACGTTGCCGATGCGCCCGATCTCGCCACGAAGGGTGACAGCGTCGCTGCCGTACTTCGAGACGTCGGTGAACGTGGCGTCCTTCATGATGTCGCCACGCTGCTTCGAGTGGATGATGAATGCGCCCATCTCGTTCGGGTCGTAGTCGTCACCCATCGCAGTCGTGCCGTCGACGAACGCAGCCCACGACAGAATCGCAAGACTGCCGTCGAAGGCGAGCGGTGCGGTCGTCTTGTACGGGTCAGTCACGCCAGTGTTCGTGTACGTCGCGATAGCCGCAGCCATGAGATCGACGTCGACCTTGCGCGAGATCGAGAGCGCCAACTGCACGCGCGCCTGATCGTTCGGGTTGCCGAGAGCGACGAGCAGTGCCTTGTCGCTCAGTTCGACACCCTTGCCGATCTCCTTGATCGTCGCACGGTCAGACGTCATCGACATCGACGTCGGCACGATTGCAGCGGCCTCAGTCAAGTCGTCGGCGTCGCCGATGTACGCCCAGAAGGGCATGTCGACACTGTCGCCGGGGGTGCCGACGAGTTGGTCATCTTGTACTGCGAGCGGGAGCATGACGCTCTTGCCGAGCACGTCTTCCATGATCGCGTCGCCCCAAACCTCGGGAACGATCAGATCAGATGCTGTGGTAGCCATTGGGTGCCTCTCTTACGAGTTCGTGAGCCGATCGTATTCGGCTCGGTTAGCGCGGTAGAGTTCCTGGCGCTGTTGCATACTCATCGCCTTGAACTCTGTCAGCGTGTACTGCTTCGTGCCGCTGTCGGCCCCGCCGAACTGCGAGTCGCCCGTCGTCTGCTGCGCGCCTGTCGCTTTCAGTGACGAGTCGTTCCCGATCTCTTCCGAGATCATGGTCTTCAGGGTAGCACCGAGATCGGCAGATGCTGCGTCGACGCTCTTAAAGTCTGCACGCTTGCCCAGTACGAACTGCAGATACTCGACGCGCTTCGGGTCGACGCCCGCCGCCCAGGCTTCACGAACGACAGCCGACTCGATCTTCGCAGATGTGCCGTCGCCCTTCGCAGCGTCGAGCAGGCTCGTCAGAGATTCGATGGTCGGCTCGTCGCCTGATGCGTTCGGGTCGAGCGCCTTCGTCAGCGTTGCCAACATCTCTTTGCGTGCCTCTTCAGCCGCTGCTGTCTTCGCGTTGATGCGTGCGTCGCCGTTCTCGCGTCGCAGTCGTTCGATCTCGCGCTTCGCTTTGTCGGGGTCAGCCCACGGCGAGTCGTCGCCGCCCTTGTCGCCCTTGCTCGCTGCAGCAGCAGCATCGTCGGCTGTCTTTTGCGTCGCTGCTCGTGCTGCGAGTTCTGCAGGCGTGCCCGCTGCTGATGCTGCAGCCGCTGCAGCCGCTGCGTCGTCGCCGCCACCGTCGCCGCCACCTTCGCCGCCCTCGTTCGCGAACGTGAGCAGTCCCGCTGCTCGAAGCCATTGAGTCTTGCGCATGATGCCAGTGCTCCCTCGTCTGTTGTTGGTCTGACGAGAACAGTCTGCCACACGCGCGAGAACAGCGTCGCGAGCGTGTTCAGCGCGTCGCGCGCTACTCGGGAACTGGCGCGTCCACGTCGATCTGCGAGACATCGACAGCACGCATCGAGTCGATCAGATCAAGATGCTCGTGCACACTGCGTGTGATGATCAGACCCGTCTGCTTGTTCACGAAGACAGCCGTGTCGCTGATCAGTGCGAACGCCGCGTCGTTGCCGACGAGCCATTCGCGGGCACCCACAGGCACCAGGAACTCGCTGTCGCTCTCGAAGCCGTTGGGTGCGACATACAGCGAGCCGTGCGCGTCCCATCGTGGCGCAACATCTTCGCGCACGAGTTCGACTGCTTGCCCATAAGTCAACATGCTCGCATCGTATCTCAGTCAGGCAAAGAGTTCGCTCTGAGCGTCGAGTTCTTCATCGCTTTGCGCCACGCCGTCTGAGCCTTTTTCGTTCGCTCGACGAGTTCGCGCGCCTCATACGCAGCCTCAACGTCTGCAGTCGTGAACCCTGCCGCACGCAAAATCGTTGGGTTATATCTGCGAGAACGCGGGTTGCTCTGCGCGCTCTTGTACGCCGCCCAAGCGCGCTCGTGTGTCTTGAACGCAGCCTCTGCCTCTGCTCGTTGCGCACTCAGTTGAGCGAGTTTCTCGCCCGCGCGCTTCGCCTCGTTGATCGCCGCAGCCCTGCCCGTGAGTGCATACTCTTCAACACTCGACAGCGACGGCAACAGCGCATCAGACGGTTCGAGATCGTCGACACGCATGATCGCCAAAGTGTCGCGACGCAGTCGAACCACGTTGCGACTTGCTTCGAGAGACGTCGTCGCTGCTGTCTGCCCCTCGTGATAGACGACCTTCCCGTCGATCTTTTCCCAGTTGAAGATGTGCCCGCCGCCGCCTCTGTCCCAGTTGCCCGTCACAAGACCGCGAGCGCCGTCAGGGTATGCAACAGCCTGTGCTTCAACCCAGTCAGTCATCGACATGCGACCCGCGTTCTCGCGTGTGAGCGTCGTGAACTTGCGTGCCCCTTTCCAGTCGGCCTCGATCTCTGGAACCGTGCGCCCCATTGCGTTCGCTGTCGGGCGTGCGATCACGTCGTACCCGCGTGCACGCATCTCCATCGCGTTCGTGACCTGGTGACAGTTGTTCGAGTAGTCCTTGTACGCGATCGAGCCGCGCGACGAGTCGACTTTGCCTGGGTTCGCGCGTGTCGCTGCTGTCGCGAGCGTGTCAGGCTTCGACATCTGCTTGAAGTTGTCGGCGACGATGCCGTCGTGTCGCTGATTGCGCATTGTCTCAGCGACTGTCGTCTTGACCTTCGGCGCAGTGTTCGTCTTCACGATCTTGCGCTGCGACTCGTCGAGTGCACGCCCAGCGCGACTCTTCATGTACGCATCACGTTCAGCAGGCGAAGCGAAGCGGGCACTGATCTGCTCACGATCACTGCGTCGCTTCAGTGCAGGGTTCGCGTCGAGATGATCACGCAGTTTGCTCTGCTTCGTGCGTGTCTTCGCTGCAGCAGCAGCACGATCTTCGGGCGTGATCGCAGCCGCCTGTTCGAGTTTCGCTGCTCTGATGTCGTTCTCGATGCCACGCTGATCCTGCTGTGCTTTGTAGCCCTCTTCGTCCCACGGTGGGCGTGTGATGTCTGAGCGCTTCGTCACGCCGGGAATGTATGCACGCAGCGAACAGCGACAATTGTGCACTACGATGGTGTTGGCGGTATACCAGCCGCCTCCCGTCTGGAGGTTGTACACATGTCCACTAAAATCATGACGCTCGACCTTGACGACTTGGTCGAGCGCTATCAAGCCGGCGAGTCCGTCAAGCAACTCGCCAGCAGTCTTGGCGTCGCCAGGAGCACGGTCACTCGCCGGCTCAGAGAGGCTGGCGTCGCTTTGCGTGACAGGAGTGCAGCCATGTTCCTGCGCGCCGAGAACACCAGCCCTGAGGAGCGGTCCCGGGCCGCCAGCGCCGCGCACGACATCGTCCGTGGAATGACCCGCACCGTCGACGATCTGGAGCGTCGCGCCCGCGGTAAGCAGGCTCGGCAGTCGAGCGCCACCGAGGAGGAACTCGCCTTCGGGCGTCTGCTCAACTTGCGAGGGCTGGCCGTCGTGCCTCAACAGGCCGTCGGCAAGTACAACGTTGACCTCGGCGTCGAGAACACCATCGCCGTGGAACTGTTCGGCGGATCCTGGCACAGGAGCGGACGACACGCTGCTCGACTTCCGCAACGCCTCATAGACCTCGCCGATCGGGGCTTCAATACCCTGATGATCTGGACCGGGAGCGGCTACGTCCTCGACGGGCCCGCTGTAGCCGACGACACTGTGACCTACCTGAAGCGCACCCGCACCGACCCAACCTTCCGTCGTCAGTACCGGATGATTTGGGGTGACGGTAAGTTCTCGTCCGCTGGCGGTGTGGACGACGACTACCTCGCCCTCAAACCATCGCGAGTCCGCGCCAACTACACCCGTCGGAGCGCTTACTGGGACAAATGACGGGAAGCAATTCGGGTGCTGAAAGCCGCCCGCACGTGCAGCCGAGAGCGTGTCGTCGACGGTCACTGTGATCGTGCCGCCCGTGATCTCGTTGGCCGCTTTGATCTTGCCGGTGACGCCGCTGATCGACAGAATCGAACGCGCCCACTTGTCACAGACTTTGCACGCACGCGGCCCAGGCTGTGCGACGACGAGATCTAGATCGTTCGCCTTGAGCGTGTCTTCGTGACCCTGCATCTGCGCTTTTTGCAGCCCTGTGCGTGTCGCCATGTCGACGTAGTCGCCGAGTTTCCAGTTGCGCCCCGACTTGTCTGCGAACGTGCCGATGCCGTTCTTCGCGAAGACGTCCATCGCTTCGCGTGCCGCATCTTTGCGTGAGATGCCACGAGCGACAGTCGCCTGCACAACATTGCCGACTGTGCGGCGATAGACGTCGTCGACGCGACGCAGCATCGTACTCGACGCAGCGTTCACTCGATCAGTCAACTCACGGGAGATCGCAGACGTCGCTGCGCGCTTTGTGAGCGAGCCCGCTTTCACATACGGCACAGAGTCACCCAACCCGATCAGCGTGTCCGCGCCCGCTTGCGAGTAAGTGTTCTCGACGAAGCCGCTCAGCCCTCTCGCAAAGGCGTTGTTCGTCTGCACGAGCACGCTCTGCGCTTCAGCACGCAACGCCTGCGCACGTGCCAGTGAGTCGAACTCCCACGTCGGCGCTTCGAGACCGTTCGAGATTGCCGCAGCGATACGCGACACGATGCGCGACTCTGCATCGTGATACGCCTGAGCGAGTGCGACAGCGTCGCGTGCGAGCAGATCGTTGTCGATCACGGCACGAGATCAGCCGCTGCTGTGTCAGTCGCATCACGCACATCTTCGACCGGCAGCATGTCACCTGCGACTGCTGAGCCTATGCTCGCGTTCGGGTCAGCGAGCGACTGCTCATCACGAATACGCACGACCTCTTCATCAACCGTCTGGTCGTCCCAGTCAGGATGCAGCATACGCACCATGACTTCGATCGACGCAGCCTTCGCACGTGCGACAATCTCGACAGTCTCTGCGAGCATCTTCGCCGACGTCTGCACCGGGGGCGGCACTTCCATACGCACCGGCAACGGCACAACCTGCGACTCGAACACATCAGCATCGACATACAGCAGTGTCTCGACGAGCGTCTCGATCTCTTGCCAGTAACGCAGTTTCTTTGCACGCGTGTTCATCGAGCGCCTCGCACGTCCCATGTACTCAGTCGCAGTCATGTCGCCAGCGTTCGCACCGATCTCGCTCTCGGTGTTATAGCCACACAACTTGACCGCTTGGCCGAGCAGATAGTCGACGGTACGCATGTGCTCGTCGACACGAATCGCGAACTGAACCTGGTCGATGGGCGGGTCGCCCTTGTCGCCCGGCTGCATCTTCAGTTTCGTGAACAGATGCTGTGCTGAGTCGAAGCCGACACCGCTGCCACTGCCCTTCGATTCGAGCATGTAGTCAGCGACGAGCAGCCGTGAGCGCCCGTCGTCGAGATCACGCATCCACGACGTCATCGCCTTGTCGATCGCGTCGAACACTGTCAGCACACCCGGCGAGTAGTCGCTGCGCCCTGCGAACGAGCCACGATCAAGCGGGTCAGGCAACACGTTCGGAATCGCTGCTGCACTCATGCGCTTATCGACGAGTGTCAACGCACCCTCTGCGTCGACAGCGTCTGCGAGCCATGCAGTCTCGACACGCTGATCGAGTGCGACCTTCTCGCCGAGATTCGTGCCTGTACCGCGATACAAGCCGTGAAGCACACGCCCCGCTTCGTGTCGTTCGAGATGACGCCAGATCGTGTCCTCATCTGCGCCGACGACACGCCAGAACGTCAACGCAGTCAGTTGGCCGAACGAATACTCAGGCAGAATCGCGTCACCGTCGACACGCGAGACCACAGGCATGCTCATCGTCGCCGCGTCGTAGCCGATACGCAGTGCGACAGAGCCCAGTGCTGCACACGTCTCAGCAGCAGCCGGCAACAGTGCGTCCATCTTGCAGTTGCGCAAAATCTTGTCGAGCCTGCGCTGCGTCGCTGCGACGACGAGTGCGTGCTCGGGTGGCACTTTGCCCTCTGTGTCGAAGACGATGGGTTGCACAACGAACTGTGGCGACGCCGCGAACAGCAGTTCGCTCGACATCTGTGCGATGTCTTGTGCGACTGGCAGGTGCATCTTGTCGTCGAGTTCGGCTGGGTCGTTCTGCCCCCAGTACCAGTCGTACACACGGTTCAGCAGTCGCTTCGACTCGCGTGTGCGCTCAGTGCGTGGCACGTCGCCACCGTACAGAGCAGCGAGATCACGCGGGTCGCCCGCATACCATGTCGCGCTGACATGCATTCTGTCGTAGCGTCTTGCCTCGTGTGACGGGGGCCAGTTCATCTTGCCAAGTGGCAGCGGCATTGTGTGTCTCTCGTTCCAGTCGAGCGATCAGTTCGCTGTACCCGACAGCACTTCCTGCATCGTACCGCGTGTGCGTCGTTACTCGTCGATCTCGTCGTCGACGTTTCGTGCTGCTGCTGTGATGGGAATATCTCGCGACCACAGTCGGCGTGTCGAGTAGATTCCATAGCGCAGTGCGTCGCAGTTGTGGACGAGCACGCCCGCAGCAACGTATTCAGGTTGGTTGGCTACTGTCAGATTCCACGTTTTGACGGTTGGCCCAGCGGAGACGTGCAGCACACGAACCGCCACAGGTGCGGTTGGTGGGTTCAACCATCCATACAGCACATCGTCTTTCGTCAATGCTCCGGCGCGGCGCACAGACCCATCAGCAAGAAACATCGGATGGTTGCCAGTCACCACCAGGCTTCGCCCATTGGACAGTTCGAAACGTAACGTCGCAACAGCACGGCCCCCATGGGTCACAGACGACATCAACACGGGTCGCAAGCCGACACGAGTGTGCACCAGATCGCCGGTCTTCACGTCCTGAACAGGTCTCCATCCCTGTGCGGTCAATACTGGCGTGCCGATAGCCACACACTCGTCGTCGTCTTCCTTGATCGGCTTCGTGAGACCCTTCGCGCTCGCTGCGCTGTCCCACCGATAGCCCGGTATGCCCTTGATCAACTCTGTGCAGTCGTCGAGCACGTACAGGCGTCCTGCTGCGAACAGTGACGAGACTGTCTGGATGCCTGACAGCACTGCGTTGTGTGCTCGCATCAGGTTCGAGTGGCCGTCGTCGAACAACTGCTGACGCATGACAGCAGCAGCGGGGTCGATTGCGATCCACTGTGGCTCTTGCCACGATTGCGGCTGCTGTGCTTTCAGCCATGCTCGAAACATCTGTGCGTGTTGGCCGACTGTCGCTGTGCCGGGTGCGAACTCGCTGAGCACGTACAGTGCAGCCTTGCTCGTGATCGGGTCTGTGCCGATGCCGATGAGGTATGCGCGTGTCGCGTGTGTTGTGCCGTAGTCGAGGCCGACTGCGATCACGTTGTCGATGTTGGGCAACTGGTTGCGCTTGATGACGTGGCGTTGCGGGTCGAACGTGTCGAAGATTGCGCCCTCTGCTGCGACCCATTCGCCCAAGATGAAGCGTCGATACCAGAGTCCTGTGTACTCGCGCGACAGGCTCGCGATGTACTCGGCAGTCAAGCCTGGGTTGTCGTGCATTGTGAAGTGCCAGACTCGCCAGTCAGGGAACTCGCTGATCTTGTCGAGATATTCGGACTTCAGCCAGTGCTTTGGTGCGTCTGGGTTCGTCGTCGCGAAGATCGACGCGCCGGGCACTGACGCACGTCCCAGCATCTGCTTGAAGAAGTCGCGTGGCAGTGTCGTCAGTTCGTCGATGTATGCGCCTGCGACTGTCATGCCCCTGATCTTCGACTCAGCCTTTGCGTCTGCTGCGCCGATGATGTGGACGATGCGTCCGAGAATGTTCGCGGTGGGTGCGCCCTGTTTGTAGTGGATGAATGGCTGGAAGACGGCGAGTGTCGGGTCGTTCTCGATTGGTTCGAACACGTTGCGGAACAGTGAGTCGCGTGACTTGCCGACCATGACGAGTGCACCGCGTTTGGGTGCGTCGTCTGCGATGAATGTGAGCCAGCGCACGAGTGACGCGAATGTCTTGCCTGATCGGATTGACCCTTCGAGCAGGTTGACGCGTGTGGTCGAGCGAATGATGAACCCGGCCTGTTTGTCGCTGAGTGGTGGCACGTACATCTCGTCGGGTGCGAGTAGTGAGCCGTTGATCATGCGTCACCGTCTTGATCGGGCATGCTGAAGCCGATGCGCTGCTCGCTGTGCTCAGCGGTCGACGAGAGATCGCTGTCGTGCTCGTCGTGCTCGTCGCTCGTGTCGAACTCGATCGAGAGCAGTGTGATCTTCAGCCGCATCAGACGTCACGCTCGTCGAGGTCGACGTCGAACTCGTGCGCAACATCGTCGAGTGTGTGTCGTTCGCCTGTGTCTGCTGCGGCGCGTGCTGCGAGTTCGCGTTCGAGTTCGTCGTCTGCGCGCTTGCTCATGCGTCGCTCTCGCTGTCGCTGCTGACGAGTGCTGCACGCCATGCTGTGAGCACTGTGCGCACTTCGTCGACGCCCGTGTCGCTGGGTGCCTCGAAGACGCCCGTGTATTTGCCGCGCAGTTCTTTGATGCGCAGCACCCTGTCGATCGCGCCGAGGTTGCCTGCGAGCGCGAGACGCATAGCGCCTTGTTCGAGTGAGTCGAGCGATTCGAGTTCGACGTTGCGCAACTCGTTCACTGCTTCGCGCGGTATGCGCTTGATCTCGCGCTGCACGGCGTTATACGCAGCGCCACGTGACGAGTAGCCGACTCGCTCGGCGATCGTGTCCCACGAGACGCGCATCGTGCGCAGTTTCGCGGCTTGCTTCGCTTTCTCGTACGCGTTCAGACGTGCTTCGACTGCGGCCTTCCCTGTTGAGGGGCGCGGCTTCGTGTCTTTCACTCCTGGTGGGCGACCAGTTTTCGGTCTGCCAGTCTTTTTGGTCATGCGTCGCGCTCCCGTCGCTCGCTGTGGAGCCTATTGTATGCGTCACGCGGGCTGCTGTGCGCTTGTCTGCCGGGTTGTGGGTGTGTTGGTGCTGTGCTCACTGCTGGGTGGGTGTTTCAGTGCGGTAGGCGAGCGCACAGCGCGTCAGGGGCCTCTACCAATTAGGCGTCTGTGCCGAACGCTTGATCGCGGGCCTTGCGTAGTGCTCGGATCGTCTGGTTGATCTGGTCGCGGTCGAGGAAGACCGTACGGGGCCAGTGCATGTCTGCGTTGCCATTCTCGACATACGCCTCAAGTGACACCCCCACCGTGGGGCGGAGCCTATCGTGGGCGTGTGCTTTGTCGAAGCCAACACTGATACGGGCGTCCACGATATCTTGGGGGTAGTTCGTGTCAGTTGCCGAGTCGTTTACGATGGCATCTTTCACGTGGATTGTTTCTTTGGGCATCATGCCCTCCTTCGTGTTCACGGCTTCACGCCGTCTTGCCCGCATCGCGCGGGAAGTCTGAGCACCAGGGTAGCGTTACTCCGGCTCTTTGTCGTCGTCGAGGTCTGGCTCGGCCTGAATGCCACGGAGACGGTCAGCGACTGTCTTGATGACGAACTCGCTCATCGTTCGCATGCTCCCGCTGGGTGTGTGAGCCAGCAGACGTCGCAGACAGGATTCTCGGGTCGTCTCGTTGTTTCACAGTCTGCGTGCTGCCAGCCGTCGTCGTGCACGATGATCGGTTCGCCTTCGTGAACCCGGTGACCGCACTCGGCGCAGATGCCGTCGAACTGTGCTCTCATCGCTTGCCCTCTGTGAGCCATGCAAGGATCACGTGGGCCTTGACGATCGCCTCGGCTCTTCGGTGTCGTGCGTCATGAACGCTCATGGGGTACTCAAAG